GTCCTTTTTCACTTGTGGGGATTGCATTTAAGCACCACGAAATTGATCTTGATTTGCTTGTTGAAAGTCATCCAGCTGTTTCCGCATTGCATGCAGGTTAGCCAGCGTCATGAAGACTTCCGTCGATTTTTCTTGATTACCTTCAAACTCTTTGACACGTTCAAAAGTCTTACGAATGCTAATGTCAATGCTTTTACGCATGTGTTTAGCCGTAGTACGTAGAACATAACCTTGAGAAAAAGGCTTTTGATTTTCTACCATGTTTGGTTCCATTAAAACAGAGAGGTGAAGCGTTAACCTCACCTCCCATGTTAGCTCACACTATTAGCAAGTGTAAGCGCCGAAGAACTTCGACTGCATCGACAGCGTCAGGGTAGCAGTGTTTGCATCCGTCAACTGAGGATTGACCAGCAAAGCTTCAAGCTTGCCGATCCAGTAGTAGATCGAGTTCTGAACAGAACCCAGACCAGTAGCCGTCGAAGAATACTTCGCGGTCGTAGTCAGAGTAGGTTCAGCATTCAACAGCGAGAAGCGGATGACAGCTTGTTTGCCGCTACCAACCAAGTCACCGAGGATAGAGCCAGTAGCCCAATCAGTGGCAACGTAGTTGAGCGTCAACTCAAGGCTAGGCGCATCAGCTTGACCACCGATAGTCTGCGACAGACGTTGGCCATACACAGGCACGTTGACGATGCTTGCAGGAGTACCCACAGAAGGGAACTCGCGAACGTTGGCAACGCGAACGAAGGTGTTCGCAGCCTTAACACCACCAGCAGAAGCGATTTCTGTTGCGAACAGAGCATCGAAGCTTGCTTGGGTAGTCAGACTGGTGAACGAAGGGTCAGTGGTAGCAGCAGCTACAGAAAGGTCAGAGAACAGACCTGCACCGATGGCGGAAATGTGTGCCATTTGTTAAACTCCAAAGTAATTGAAAGAAACTGCATACTTGGATGCATGCAAAGCGTTGTTCACTTTGTCAGCACCAAGATGCGTCATAGAGCTAGCCTCAGCAAACTGGATTGTTCCAGATGTGAGTTTCTTGCTCCTACCTACTAAGTAGGCGTCTAACCTATCAGCAATAAGAGACGCATCAAGCGTTCCCTTACCAGCAGAGGTGAATATGTCTATCAATACTTGACCAGATACCGAACTGCGATTGAGTCCAGAGCCATTAGGCAACACATGCACACGTATGTACTTGTCACCAGCGTCAACTCCAATGTAGTTACTTGGAAAGGTTTTGATGCTTTCTGCATTCCAAGCGGCAGTGCCAAAAACACTAAGAATGTCACGATGAAGAGATTCATATTTACCCATCAAATCTCCTTAGTGATATCTACAGTTACTACAAAGCCATCGTTCTTCACAGGATGTACAACTTTCCAAGGAACGTTGTCAATCAACACACGGTCATAACTTCCCAAGTTTGGGACGTCATCTGCGATTAATAGAATGGTCTTTGCAATACAGTTCGCACTATCTTTTTCACCTCTGGGCTTTTTAGTCTCAGTGATGATGCCTTTTAACACAAGTGCAGTTGAAGAGCTTTCAATGACTCCAGCTGTGTTAAAGTCAAACCCTGTGGGCTGACCAGCAATAAAGCGAACGGTTGTGGCTAATGTACCGACTTTAGCGAAAGCTTTCCTAACGGCTCTTTTGACTACTGCTTTGTAGTCAGCCATTAGTTCGCCCTCCACCAAGCACTAGCACCAGCATTAACAAGCAACGGCTTGATGACGTTTTTGATTACAAGTGGCATCTTTGAAGCAGACTGGATACCCTCAATTTTGATTGTACCAACAGAAATACTTTTGAAATCACCTGTAGCGTCAAGTAAACCGTCGTTGTTAAGTAAATGGTAAGCTAGTTCCAGAGTGGCACGTATGATTCGATCAGGAACCTTAGTGCCATTCAGATAGACAATGGAGCCAACCTTTGGGTCAAAGTACTCACTAATGCGAGGAAATGCCAGAGGTTGGCTTACGCTCACAGCAGTACCTGCCCAAGTCAAGTCGTCTAACATTTGAGTAGCTGTTATCAGTGACTGCGCCTTCTGATCCGCACTGGCATCCTGCCAAGCAGCGACATCAATACGGTTCAGAAAGAACGCATCTGCAGTCTCAACTGTTACGTATGAATTAACGTTAAGCTGTACTGCCATATCCTTCTCCTATTAGGAGTGGAAGATCGGCAGAATACCAAGGCTCAAAGCCGAGGTAAACTTACGGTTGAACGTGCCAGTGGTGGAAGCCAAAGTGCCCGAAACAACAGAAGTCAGCACGGTAGGAGTACTACCTTCAACAGCCTTCATGTAGTCGGCATCAGCAGGGAATGCATTGGTAGAACCAATCCAGTCGTAACCAGCAGGAGCAGCCACATAGCCCCAACGATACCACACATCGGTAGTACCGCCACCCTTGTACTTACGAGCGTCACGATAGATTTCGGTAGGCTCAGGCACAACCAGTTGTTCCATAGCGATAGCGCCAGGGAGCACAACGAAGGAAGTCTTCGTACCAACAATGTCAACGCCAGCACCAGTGTTGATCTTAGCCAATTCAGCAGCACTGAACGACTGGCTAGCACGAGTCTGGATCAGACGGAACTTGCCATTGAAGATCGTGGAGAAGTTGATGTTACCTTCAGTAACGCTGTCTTCGTCAACCAGATTGGCAGAACGCAGAGAAGCGTAGGTTTCGGGAGACACAACCAAGTAGGCGTAGTCAGGCTCATAGTCCTTCCATGCTTTGCCGATAGCTTGCAAGAAGCCTTCAGCACGAGCAGCACCCTGAACGGCAGCAGAAGCTGCCACAACAGGAGCGGAAGCACCCAAGTCAACATAGAAGCCGTACTTCTTGTCAGTCGGGTCATTGGTGAAAGTTTGACCACCCAAACCAGAGAAGCCAGAACCAGCAGCAGCACCATACAGCACTTCAGTCAGGGCAACACCCTTCAGAACCGACAGAATGGCATTGTGTTCATCTTGAGCTTTGGTTTCGGCAAAGTCACGACCAATCTTGGCCAGACCATCCTTTTGAGTCACGACTTGTTGCATGTTGACCTTCGAAACGCCATGCGTACGAACAGTCTTGATGTAAGTCAGGTAATCCTGAGCAGTCGTGGTAGCCGTACCATCGGTAGCATCAGTCAGAGATGCAACGTTGATAGTTGGGTTCAGAGGCTTTTCCCAACGGATTTGACCAATGAAGGTTTCAGTGTTAGTGTCGATGTTCGGGTTCGAACCAACGATACCAGTACCAGAAAGCTTCTTGGCGGCGGTGTAGGCTTCATCAGCGTAAGCAGAGATAGACTCTTGCAATACGTAGTTGGAGGCACCAGCCAGGTTAAGTTTCACAGTCATTTTGTTTCCTTATTTGCGACGAGGCAATTTGCCCTCTGCAGCCATTTTCAAGACATCCTCTTGGGACATGGCAAACAGAGAGCCCGATTTGGACTCAGTATTGGTTGAGGTGGTTCCACCTGCACCGCTACCATTTGAGGATTTCACTTTGAACAAGAACGACTGATCTTCATCTTTGGAGAATGCTTCAACCCACTCCTTGATGCTGACACCAGATTTATGCCGCCACAAACCCTTGTCATCTTGAACGAGACCGTCCACGACTTCCTTATAGGCTACTTTAGCAGCTTTGTCATTCCGGAAAGGAAGACCACTCAAAGCTTCACGAACTTCAACATCACGAGTCAACTCAGTAATGCGGCGTTCTGCAACTTCAAGCTTGGCGTTCGATTCAGACAGGCGATGCTCAAGCACTTCTTTATGCTTGCCTTCATCTTCCATCCGCTTCAATTCAGCTTCTTTCTCACGCAATGTGGCTTCTGCAAGTTTGCGGTTAGCTTCATCACGTGCGGAGTAGGCACTATCTAGCTTACCCTTAATTTCTTTCAGGGCTTCAGCTACACGTGCTTCTACCAATTTTTCAATCGACTGTTCTCCACTACCGCCACCTGAGTTGGTGTTGGTCTCAGTAGTTTGAGTTTGTTGATTGTTTGTTTGATCAGTATTTGGATCCTGATTGTTCGTATCAGCCATATGTTTCTCCAGGGCACAGCCCAAAATTGTTAGGGTAAGTACAACTTATCCATTTGTCTGAAGAGTAGGGATGCAGGCCTAATACTCTTCGGATGCTTTCCTGCATTGCTTAACCGACACCATACCATCCAAAGTTACTCTCGAAACCTCCAGGGATTTCTTCAAGCACTTCGAATTTATGTAGGATGTCTTTTTCAGTGATTAACTTGCCACCAACTCTAGATCGCCCTGCAATAGGTATCAATCCAATGTCAATAGCTTCGTTGAGGTACTTGTCATAAAGACTCTTTGGGAGTCCTCGTGCAAGCATCTCATCAAGGGTGGCTTTAATGGGGCTTTTGTCTACGGCGCTAGCATAGATCTCACGGAGAGCTTTTCTAGCTTTCAACATATCAGCTGCATTCGTAAAGAAAGCATCGTGAATAGTTGACGTAGGCACTCCACTCTCTCTACCCCACAAGTGAAATTGTTTCACAAGTGTAGCGTCATTTGAGTGGTTTCCATTAACGGCGAATGCTGTGCGCGCTTTCTGCGTATCAGCGATATCGTTTATTTTGCCATCCTTGTTTAGAAGTTCTTCCCACCAAGTAGGAGCAGTCTTCTGTGGTATCTGGACAATGTTAGTTATCCATTTACCGTCTTTGTCTTTGTAACGTAGACGTTCTTCGAATGTTTGAGTGAAGCCTTGCTCAATAGTTTTCCCATCAAAATTGACCCAAGGAATGTTGGTCCAGCTTTTAGGAAGCTTGTTGGCATAAAACACTTCAACTTCACTGAGCTTAACCAGTGATGCAATCTCAAGCTTGAAGTACTTAGCACCAGTCCGTCTGTTATCAGGCGAGTCAATGCCATAAAGAAGTTGTGAGAGTGGTCCATCAGGACGGTAGAAGTCGAAACGCTCCAATACCTTCTCAGATACTGGTTGCCCTTTCTTAAGGCCAAACAATTCGCTTAGCCAGTCAGGAAGCACATAGCCTCTCTCTTTCTCACCACGAAGAGCAATCTTTCCAATGGTCTTCCAGTCAAAGGCTGACGAAGAAGGCTTAGCATTGGTTAAATAGTCTTCAGCAAGGCGTCCAAAGAACTTTGTAAAGTCCTTAAGGATTGGCACTTGCTCACGTAAATGGTCACTCATAATCATGGCAATCTGTTGAAAGTCGTTTGGTGTAACGACACTATCATATTGCCTTGTCAACTTCTCAACTAAATCCCGTGTCTTCGGGTCAAGGAAATACAGCTGATCCATGATGTCATCACCAGGGTTTAATCCCTTGTTGAACACATCCTTCACATCTTGCCGTAGTTGCTTTAACTCGTTGTAAGTATCAGGGTCTAGCTTTTCGTACCGAGCCATTCGAGCACTAATCTCATTTAAAACTGTGTCACGATCAGCAGCTTTGACAACAAGAGTTCCCTCATTTTTGCCAAGAGCTTTGCCAAGTTTATTTTCAACGTTCATAATGCCAGTTCTTTCACCAGCACCATAGAACGTCACCATATTCTGAGCTTTAGCTGCTTTTCTAAGGTCTTTTTCTGTCAATCCAAAACGCTCATTAAGCTTTCTGAATCGAGGATCGTTGTAGGTAGCAGCAGCAATCTCATCATAGAGACGCTGCTTTTGTGTCGTAGCCACAACGTTAGATAACTGTGCGAGTTGCTTATTCTTGGTGGTTAAAGCAATGATCTGAGCACCAGATGAGGAAGCATCCTGCTCAAGTGCCAAGGCTGTCTTATAGCCTTTGATCTTTTGAAGTATTCCACGCTTAGTAAAATCACCACTTAAGTGTTCATTTACTTTGGACATTTCCATTGCAAAGCGTAAGAATTTACCTTGCTCTTCACCATCAATCCTTGCAAGGAGTTCAGATTCAAGGATAGCTCTGATATCACCAGGCTTTCCTCTGCGCATATGATCACCAATTTTGATAATCTCACTACGCCACCTTTCGGCAATCTTTTGTCTTCCTAAAAAGGATAATGAATTGTGTTGACCCTCTAGCTTGTCGCTAAGGCCACCCACGAAGCCACCAATCTGATCTTGTAAGTTGTAAAAGTCATCAGCATTGAATTCTTTAGCAACTTCAGTATTCAGGAAT